CGAAGGCCCGCCAAGGAACTTGGACAGGCCCTTTATAGGTTATCCTGCTTAAGCAGGTAGCTTTACCTCCCGGATATGCAATAATTGCATCCGGGTGAACGAGAACTACGTTACGTAGACTCTTGATCATCTCTCGTGTTAAAACGAATTGACGGAATCTCCGGTCTTTTCGGCGTCTTAAAGACAACCGAGACAAAGAACCGGCTCTTTTCGAAGAAATGAGCCGGGCTACATCTTCAACCAAAGTATCTTTAGTTGAAAGTATAACCTCAAGGTGGTAACCACCTTGATGTTCTATGCCGACTTCCGCACATACTGTGGGGTCGTCAAAGTTGTACTTGTGTAACACAAGTTCCACCGGTTCGAAAGGGGTAACCCCGATCACCGTCGCTTCTTTAACAGCAGAGCTGTTCAGGATTCCTTGCGCTCCGAGATAATCCCGGAGCGCAAGCTCTTCACAACTTAAGTTGAGAAGGGTTAAAACTGCCTTGGTTAGGGGTTCCCCCATCATGCAGCCACGCCTCTTTACGAAAATCGTATCGGGGGTGAACACAAGTCTCTCTGACTTAGCCAGATTGACACCAAGTGTAAGGAGTGGATCAGGGGTAACCCCTAATCCATCCATAAACCCATAGACTAGTTCCTCTATGAGGACAGTCGGGGTTGCATCGGTTGCCTCTTCGAGGTCCGATGACAGAACCCAGTAATCTTCGATTAACTGAGTTCGGCTAACCAGTTCTAGGTATAACCAAGCCTGGTCAGCTCGTTGAAGTCCAGCCTCTGCAGAGGAATGGAATTCAAGGCAACGACGGGCAAAATGCCCCGCTGGTTGCTGCAGAACCGCGTTCCACCACGTAGTGGTGGTCACGATTCTACACTTTCCACCCGGTTCGGGTATAGGGAGTGAACGCGCTGGAATCGGTCTTAAGATCGATCCATCGTCATCTATGTAGCCCTCCTGGTAACCAGTGAGTAGCGCACATATGAAGATTTGATTGCCTAAGGCTTCATCAAATCCCCACCGGCGGTCATACTCTCCGAAGAGAGTCATGTCCATCCGGATATGACCAAAAAGAGCTCCTTCAGGAACTCTTAATGGGTCCACCCTACACCAGGTTCTCCACCTGGGTAGGCCAGCCTTATCTTGGACTCTAAAGCCCATAGGTAAGTCGATTTGGCAATCCTCCTCAGGAGTCATTGCCAATATTCTGGTAACATCTTCGATGATATCAGTTGCACGACCACCGTCTTTGACAGTGGTCGTAAATGACCCTGCCCCACTCAAAGAGATATGGGCAGAGTCATCAGGTTTAACGAATCCAGAGTTTCTCGTTCGTTTTCCAACGAAAGTCGCCGCTAAGCGGAGACGTTCGATTTCGGCCTCTGAAACATTAAATGCTTCAGAGGTCGTTTCGACGAACTTGTGCATAGCACGGTTCATCGTATTTCTACCACCAGCTACTAGCTGACGGGTAGAACACAAATGGGCGAGGGCTTCAGCCTGACGCTTATTTGTCA